GTCTTGCCCTATGGTAGCCTCGGTTGCGCCTGCGAAGCCATGCGCACTGTTGGTCCCATCCGGGGAGCTCAAGCCGCTCAACTTCGTGGACCCTGAAGGTGGGGCTGGTATTGCGAAATATGCTCGCCGTTGCGAGTATGTGACGCATTATCCTAAGAATGTCGGGATTCGTATTGTTCATTGCCGCTACAATACCGATTTGGTCAAGTATCATCCAAATGAAATTCGCCGTTACTCTGAATGGTTTGGGTATCAGGCAATTGTCTCGGAGTACATTGGCCGATACATTGGGAAGGTTCCTAAAGGTATTGTTAATTTTAATGTGTTGTATGAGTCGTTGTTGGAGTGCATCACTCGGTGCCCGAAGCCCCAACGCGACTCGGCAATTGTTGCGGAAGTGCGCAAGAAGAAGGAGTGTCAGCGTGCTGAGTACCTCGCCGATCCTCATGTACCACTTCAGTCGCGAAAGGCGCGTGGTGGGAAGAAGGGCGGCGTGGATCGTGGATTTTATCTACAACTCTGGGACGAGGTTACGAACAACCTCCGGAGTGTTGAATTCCTCAAGTTTGCCGTGAAACTCGAGTGGAACATCGATCGTGTTGATTGGACCACCGAGGCTTTCAAGCTTGATAAGAAGGAAGCGGAGGATCTTGTGAAGGAGGCTGAGTGCTCTGCCCGTGAAAAGGTGTCGATAAGCCTGGGCAGTGGATCAGCTGTTGGAGTGGTTGACGCTACTCAAACCGCCCATGTTGAGCTATCTGAAAAGGTGGTGGCTAGTGGGATGTCCTTTAAGTCTGACAAGCCGGTCTCTGAAAAGGTGACTCCGGTTAGTCAGCCTGTTGCTACGAGTACCAAGCAGGTCGAGTCGACGAATGAGATTGTTGACCCGTCCAGCCTGTTTGGGAAACGCCAAGCGGCGTTGATCCGGTCGTTGAGTCAGGATCCTGTGGCTCGGCCTAACACAGCTTTCTCGCCTGGTTTGGATGAGAAACATGTTGAGCTGCCTGCAGGCCCCACTCAATACCCGATTCACGTGTTGCGTGGTATCAGCAGGATGGGCTGCGGGGCGTTGCCGACGATTCGCGCAACGTCCGAACCCTGCAAGCACAAGTCAGCCGACGCACCCGCGCCTCCAAGCACGCCAAAGTTAGTGGCGCGCTTGGAAGCGTTGTGCACACCCGACGCGAAAGCGCCTCCTAAGAGTGGTGCGAGTACTGAGAAAGTCGAGAAGAAAGCAGATCCGCCGCAATTGCCTTTTGCTGGCGCCGCTCCTCTGCCTGAGGGACTTGTCGTAACGGTCCCCATCGACAAGAATTATCAGCCCGTGCCAAAGCGTCCTTTCAATCTTTGGGACCCTGATACGTGGAATGGACCAGATGCGCCTTGCCTGTTGCGCGGGGTGCTGAATGGGCTTTATCGCCCGGGTTTTCGTTCGCGTGTGTTGGGTGCTCAACTCGACGTACCTGATGAGAAGTACGCAAACCAAGAGGCTGTGCCGACGGTTCGACCGAATGCGTTCGTGAGACGGATGCACGTTGAGCAACGAGCGGCCGGCTGGTTTTTCGAGGATTGGTTGGGGATGAAACCTATCACTCACGCCGATGTGTTCGTGTCAGGATCCGCCGTGGCTGTTGCTGAAGCGGTGGTGAAAGACAGCGACCACAAGGCCGACGATGTGTTGTGCCAGTTGCGTTTTTCGAAGAACGTGATCTTGCCTGGTGGGCGTCTACGCGATGCTAAGACCGGCGAGGTTGTGGACTGTATTAACTGTGACCGGGACTCCGTCGACTTTGTGCTCGACCGGCGTGCGGCCATGTCGACTCTGCAGGGAAACGCGGGACGCCCCGACGGGGGCGTTACCAGCAGTATGGTTACAGAACCACAGAGCACGCCATGGCTGATTTCCCTCCTCAGCAGAATCACTCAATCCGTATTCGCGACCCGAACGTTTGTGATCGTCGTTTCGTGTATTACGACCTGGGTTGTGCTGTTCTGCATGTTGCCCTTCCTGCCCCCGACACTCGCGACGCTGATTCACAGCGCGCTGGTCTAAAAGCTCGTCTGTGCAGACGAACCGACGCCATACCACGGGAGGTGAAAGCGTTCGTTGCGTTTGCTCAGTCTGAGATTGACCTCATTCCGACTCTCGATAAGGTGTTGTCGTTTGACGAGTGGGTCCAGGATTCCCATTATACTATGGCCGCGGTGCGCAAGTTGCGGCTGGCTTTGGACAAGCTGGCCGGTTTGCCACCATGTCGGCCCGGTGCTAAAGATTCTTTTACTAAAACTGAGCGATATGCAGGGTATAAGTATCACCGCTGCATCAACGCGTGCACTATGGAAGAGAAGGCTTTCCTCGGCCCTTTGATGAAAAGTGTCGAACACGCGGTTTATCGATTCTTCGCGAGGTATTTACTCAAGGGTGTTCCTACCCATCTCCGAGCGCGAGCTCTTAATCAGCGATTTCACGCTGGTAAGTTGCTTGGCCTGGATTTCTCGGCGTTTGAATCTGGCGTTTTACGTGAATACGCCCTCGGTATTGAGTATTATTTGGTCAAACACCTTGCTGGTTGCCTCGCCCCTAACGAGGTGGCTTATTTTAAACGATCGTGTGCTGCCGTGCGTCATCTAGACTACGGCAGTTGGACTGCTGATGTCCACCACGGTCGATGCTCTGGTGATTTGAATACCAGCTTCGGCAACGCCCTAATCAATTTGCTCATGGTCCGGTATACCTGTAGGAAGTACGGGTATGACCCAGACGGGGTGGTTGAGGGGGACGACGGCCTTTTTGTGCTCGATGGGCCGGCACCGGTTGCTGATGACTTTGCGAAATTGGGGTTTTGCGCAAAGATTGAGTTGTTTGATTCCGTCAGTGAAGCAGGGTTTTGTAAGATTAAGTTCGGTGACGATTTGGTTCAGATTACTGATCCGATTGAGCGTCTGGTTAAGTTTGGGTGGACAACATCCAGCTCCAGATCGCCTCGGGTTCGGTGGTCCCTGTTGTTCACTAAAGCCTTGTCCTTGAAGGCCGAGTTTCCAGGCTGTCCCATACTCGGGCCTTTCGCTGATTGGGTGATACAGTGTTGTCGCTCTTCAGGAGTCAAGCTCTCTAGGATGTTTGATGAAGATCGTGGATGGAACGCCCGCAAGCTCGAAAATGGAGCTAAGTTCGCCCCGTCGGTCATTCGTGACTCGACTCGAGCTGCGATGGCGGCCATCTACGACATCACCCGAGAAGCCCAGCTGACATTGGAGTGCTCTTTTACAGGGCCGTTACGGTATTTGGAACTTTCTAGCTTGACAGCGCGTTGCCCGGCTGATTGGTTCGATTGCTGGAACACCTATGTCGTCTGGCGAGCATAAATTTAATGCCTAAGCGTCTGAAGAAAGCCGCGAGCCGTAAGGCTACGCGTCGTGTAGTTGGTCGAGGGGCATATTACCCTGGTGGGATGACACTGCGAGGACGCGGTGGGTTCTTCCAGGATCTCGGGAATGGTTTGAAGAAGATCGCCGGCCCGCTCATCGGGGCGGTCGGAGGAGTGGCGAATACGGTCTTCCCCGGAGCAGGCATGGTAGCTAACGGTATTAGACAGCTTATTGGTGCGGGTGCTTACTCGCCCGTGCGGTCGAACACCATTCTGGCCCAACCTGTCCCTCGGGTTAATTCGTCTCAAGACGTCGGGGTAACCTACTCGCATTGCGAGTTCCTGGGTGACGTTACGGGGTCAGAGGATTGGGAGCTGACTCAGTTTCATGTCAACCCGGGTCTCCCCGAAGTATTTCCCTGGTTATCTGGTGTTGCATCCAACTTCCAGAAGTACAAGATAACCGGGTTGGTGTTCTACATCCGGTCCACTTCGTCTGTCGCTATCGCAAGTGATACGAATCTTGGGCTGGGCACTGTTCTGGGTGGTTTCCAGACCAATGTATACGACAAAGCTCCGGCATCAAAGCTAGAGTTTCTGTCGTTGAGTGGAGCACGGTCGGGCAAGCCGAGCGAGGACCACATCTTCCCAATGGAGTGTGATCGATCCAAGAATGTGTTCAGCACACTCCTCGTCCGCACTGTAGGTGTGCAGGACGATCTGGCCAAGTATGACCATGCAGTGTTCAACTTGGCTACTGTTGGATTCCCTGGTTCTTATTACCTTGGTGAGCTATGGGTGAGTTATCAGTTGACGTTGATGGCGCCGAAAGTTGAAGCCGCCGTCCCATCCATCACGACTCGCCCCGCTAGCGGCCCGAACGAGCGCCTCTTTACGGGAGCGCTCACTAATCTCGACGGATCACTAACGTTCATCCAAAATCCGCCGTTGAGCGACGCCACTCAGGTGTTGAACACGGCGGGATGGACAAACGGCCTAGATACCGCTGGTCATAATGTGCTAGTAGTTCCGGCCGGAACGATAGGGTACTTCCTAGTGAAGATGCATGCGCAGTACAGTGGCTTGGCCGCAAGTGCACAAGTGTACGCCGTCGCCGTCGTCAGAGACAACACAGGAACCGCAACTATTGACAACACTACCATCTGGCCGCTCCTCCGGTACTCCAACACCGGGAGTGGCCCATACTCGCAGGATGTCGTAGCTGCTGTGGTGGTGAAGATTGAGACCCTCCCCGATCGGCCGATGAAGCTGATTCTTGGGTTCCATCCCGACACCTCTACTACTGTGACTACAGGAATCGGATCGATAGATATCATCCGTATGCCTGATAAAATCTTCGCAAGTTCCTCCTCCTCTTCCACTGTCAGCCTCGCTCAAAAGGTGCAGCGTATTGCCATGAAACGCAACACTGTCGCCCGGTCAGGCCTGACTGACTTTAAGGAAGGGAGTGATAGCACGGATTTTGTGGAACCGGCGTCTATGAGTGGCGCGCAGGATGCTGCACCAACCTTAGCTCCGCCGGATCTAGTCCGCCAGAGAGTGACTCTGAGTCTTGGACAACCGTTGTTGAGGAATCAACGTTGAACACTGCGACGGCAGTATAATCACGTACGTAGTCCGACGATACGGACTGGGAGCAAACCCGTTAAACCCGATTGACTATCGTTAACCGTTGGGGTAGCAGCCTAACTGCCCGCCCGGGGGAGCGTTATAAAACCTCTACTGCATAGTTCGTGAGGGCTATGTGGGTACCTGATCACGAGGATTCCCTGAAAATGGGACCTGAGGG